GGCGAGGCTGTCCGTATCGGCAGCGGCCAGCTGCACCTTCAGCGAACCGCCGGGGCCATCGACGATGGTGATCCCCGTGCCGACCGACTTGCGGATCACCGCATCGACGTCGGCGTCCTCGGCATGCCGCTTCGCGGTGAACCGGATGGCCGCCCCGGTGATGTTCACCGCGGTGCCGCTCGAGGTCACGAGAAAGCTCCACGCCTTGGCATCGCCGCGGTACATCGTCAGGTCACTCATGCGACCGCCGCCGAGGGTCCCAAGTCGCGCACCGTTGCTGCTGGCCCCAGGTCACGCACCACCGCCGTCGGTCCCAGGTCGCGCACCGTGGCCCGAATGTCGCTCGGCAGCTGGACTGTCGGCACCTGCATGCCCGCCGCCGTGATGACACCGCCGCCGCTGGCCACGATCGTCATGCGCCGGCCGCTCGACCGGAGCAGCGCAACAGTACCGCCGCCGGTGGCTGCGACGATGGCCGCGCGACCGCTCGACCGGAGCAGCGCAACCGTGCCACCACCGGACAGGACGGCGGTGCCCGTGACGGCTGGTGGCGCCGCCTTGTAGGTGGCGATCGCCGCCCCGTAGATGCGCGACGTCGACCAGGTCGCCTTCGTCGAGTAGGTGCCGGTCGCAGCGACGATGCGCCACAGCGGGTGCACCTGCTGGATGATGCCCACGCTGGCCGCAGTCGAGAGTTGGTTCCAGACCGGGGAGACGACCTCGGGCGTGAACGCGGTGACGCTGCTCTGGTGGCCGACCATGCCGATCAGCAGCTCGTTCGCCTGTGACGTGGTCCCGGTGGCACCGCTGTCCGCAGCCGTACCAGCAATGAACGTCGCTCCGACCTGCTGGTCCAGCCATGAGCTGGTCGCGAGCCCGGAGAACTCCGCCGCGACCGCGGAGTGAGCGGTGTTGTTGTTGAACGTGATCGTGATCGTGTCGGCGGCGACGAGGGCCGAGGTCAACTTGGACGACCAGATCGTCTGCCCTTCGCCAGTGCCGTTGGACACGTGATCGGACTGCCAGGTGTTGCTCTTCGAGTCGGCGATGCCGGTGCTCCATCCGCTGCGGCTCGCATCGACGAGCACCAGATGGTTGCCGACCGTCGTGGTAACGGCGCCGAGAGTCAGGATGAGCGTGAACGAGCTTGACGGCGTGGCGCCCAGCGCGACTTCCTGGACAAAGGCGATGGCCATCGTCTACGGATCGTTCAGGTCGAAGTCGACGTCGGTCAGGGTGTAGGTGCCCTGGCCTGCGAAGACCTCGTCGGTGACGTCCTTCTTGGCATACCTGACCGTGCCGGCCGTATTCCAGAACGAGACCCACGAGACGGTCGTGCCCGCCGGCACGTCGAACACCGGACCGGTGCTGTCGTCGATGGCTCCGCCCGAGGCGGCGTTCCACGCGATGGCCTTCCGGGCGTAGGCAGGCGAGCCGCCCGTCAGCTCGTTCGAGGCGCTGTTGGCGCCGCCGGGATCACCGGTGTGCAGAGCCGCCCTGGTGACAAGGGCGCCGAGGGCGTCGAGCATGGCGTTGCGCGCCGTCGTGTCGTAGTCGTTTGCCATTGGTCAGCGCTCCCTGGAGGTCGTCACGGTGGCGGCGCTCGCCGGATGCGCCAGCCGATGGCGGCCAGCAGGGTGCCGATCGCGACCAGCACGGTGCCGCGCTCGGCGACGCCCAGCGCGCCGGCGGTCAGGATCGCCCCGATGAGCACGAGGCAGATGGCGATCAGCGCATAGAGCGCGGCGCTGGCCGGATCAAGGCTCACGGCGATCCAGGCCACGTCCAGCTACTCGGCGAGGGTGGGAGCGTCTGCGTCGGCCTCGGCCTCATCGAGCTCATCGTCGGCGGCCTCTTCCTCGGAGGGCGCCTCGATGACCTCGTCGGGCTCGGGCTCGCCCTCGGGGTTGGCGTCGGTGCGCAGGTCGGTCATGGCGTTGGCTCCTCCGTCCACTCACGGGTCGGCAGATAGCCGAACTGGCCGTAGCTCTTGCCCACCAGGTCGTGGCGCCACATGCGCGCCAGCTGGCGGTCGGTGTAGATGTCGAAGTCGGGGATCGCCGGGCGGGCCGGCGAGCCGTGGTCGGGGTCCATGCCGCGGATGCGGTACTGCGACTTCTTGCGCAGCCAGCGGGCGCCGAACACGGCCACGGCATGGTTGCCGCTGAAGCCGAGGTCGCTGCGGCCGCCCTGGATCGCCTCGTTGTTCTTGGCCACGCCGGCGTCCAGCGGATAGAGGCCATAGGGCACGGCGATCAGCGCGGGACCGAGGTTGCGCACGACCTGGATGAGGCCGTTGGTGGTGGGCGGGCTGGCCATCCGGAAGGTCGCCGTGTAGGGCAGCTTCCAGTGGGCGATGACGCGATCGCAATGGCCGCTGTTCATGCCCACGTCGCCCTGCGTGTAGCCGGCCGCCGCGCTGACCTCGTCGATGGTCACGTCCTGCCCGGTCCACAGGTAGATCAGCGACTGCCACACGACGTGGGTGCAGGCCTCGCGGCCGTTCGAGGTGGTGCCGTCGTGCTTCTGCCCGAACTGGGCCCAGGACTTCTCGCGGTAGATCTTCTCGAGCTTCCGGCGGCGCTCGAAGGGCTTCACGATTCGCACCGGCTCTTGTCAGCGATGTTGTCAGTCATGTTGCTGACACCAGGCACCACCGTGAGCGTGCAATCGTGGTGCGGAAGGAGGGACTCGAACCCTCACGCCCTCACGGGCACCAGCTCCTAAGTTAGGTGCGCTGAGCACGATTCACGACCTCGTCAGTCTTGTTGTCAGTCATGTCGGTCCCCAGCATACGGTCCATGCCATCGGCTGCGTGACGTTTCGCGGCTTCGGCGATCCCGCCGTAGACGTCCACGGTGGTGCTGATGGTCGAATGCCCGAGCATCGACATCACCTGCCGGAGGTCACCGCCCGACTGCTCGAGCATCAGCGAGGCGGCGGTATGGCGCAGGTCGTGGAACCGAACCTGGGGCAGGCCCGCGGCCTTGAGGGCAGCCTGGAACTCGCGGGTCACCTCGGCGGCGGGCAGCGGCCTGCCGTCAGGCCGGGCGAACACGACCGTTGCGCTGGTGGCCTGGCTCCGGTGCTGGGTGAGCGCCTCGATCGCCAGCTGCGAGAGCGGCAGCGTGCGCCGGCTGCGCTCGGTCTTGGGCTCGTCCCAGGCGAAGGTGCGCGGGCCCAGCTGGCGCAGGCTGGCGTTCACGGTCACCGTGCCGCGCCGCAGATCCACCTGCGGCCAGCGCAGGCCGAGGAGCTCGCCGCGGCGCATGCCGGTGGTCAGGGCGAGCACGTACAGGGCGTGGCGCTGATGCTTCGCCGTGGCCTCGAGGAAGGCGCGGGCCTCCTCGAGCGTGAGCGGGCGGACCGGCCGCCGCACCACCCTGGGCGAACGGATGAGGCGCGCCACGTTGCGGTCCGTGATCTCCCAGCGGACCGCCGCACCGAGCGCGCCCCGCAGGATCTTGAGCGCGTGCTTGGCCGTCTGCGGCGAGCGCTGCTCGAGGACCAGGGCGACCATGCGCTGGACGTCGGCAGCCTCCAGCGCGGCGATGCGGATGTCGCCGATGGCGGGCGCGATCCACAGCTCAGCGACGCTCCGGTACGCCTCCAGCGTCCGCGGCCTCAACTGGTGGGCCGCCTCGTCCGCCAGCCAGCGGTCCAGGAACCCGGCCACCGTCTCGCGGCTTGCGGGCCGGCGGGAAGTAGACGACGTCGGCAGTTCCCGGAGGCGGCGCCGGACGTCCTCCGGGTCGGTCCCGGTCACGTAGCGCCTGCCGATGCCCGGGATGGAAAGGCTTCCGATCCAGCGGCCGTCGCTCGCCCGCTGGTACATCGTCCCGGTCCCCCAGGCGCGGCGGGGTCTCTCGCTGTTCGAGCCAGGCATCGAGCGATTCCCTCCGAAAGCGGAGCGTCCGAGGAGTCACGCGGATCACCGGGATCACGCCCTTCTCGACCCAATCATGGACCGTGCCGTTGGTGACCGAGAGCAGCTCGGCGACCTCGGACACGGTGAGCAGCTCGCTCACGCCAGCCGTCCCAGGCCGGCCGCACGCATGATCGGCAGGCGCTCCTCGACCGGCAGGTCCTGGAGCACCGCGGCCAGCGAGGAATCGAGGCGGCGCAGCTTCTCTGCGGCGCCGAAGTAGAGGTCGCGGGCGGTGGTGGCGCGGGCCAGCGCGCCGTCCATCTCGGTGCGCAGCCGGTCGAGCTCGTCGCGCGTCGCGGACACCTCGCGGGCGAGCATGGCGGCGGCGTTGTGGCGAGCGGTGTCGGCGCTGGTCACGACGTCGACTTCGACCGCGGCGACCAGCCGCGCTCATCGCGGGCCTCGGCTGCGCTAGCAGCTTTGAGAACGTCGTCCACGATGGGGTCGTTCTCATCGAACAGATCGCAGACTCGGATGTCTGGGTTCTTACCAGTGGCGAACCACAGGTAGCCGAGCAACCTGCCAGCCTCCCGCTCCGCGCTGGCGGGTTGCGTGGCGGTGTGGTAGCCGCGAGCGCAACCGGGACCGCAACCCGCGCTGGCGGGTGGCGTGGCCTCTCGGTAGGACCATCCGCGAATGGCCGCTGCCAACGATGGCTTCGGCGCGCTGGCGGGTGGCGTGGCGGCTCTGAGGGCTGCGTATACGCGGTCACCAAGCCCAGAAAGGCGTTCCGCAACGCCGAGGGAGACTGGATCGCCCGCCGTTCGCAGAAGTAGACAGGCGTCGTTGATCGTGTCCATGTCGGCCTCCCGCAGCAGCGCGTCGGGGGCGGTCATGGCTTCGGCTTCGATGGCGAGGATGTACTTGGTCAGGTCGAGATCGTCGGCGTCGATTGCCAGCTTGCGCAGCGCACGTCCCGCTGCCGTTCGTGGCTCCTTCGGTGCGGTCACTTGGCGCCGTCCACGACCGGCCACTGCCGGCCCTTCGCCTCGACGCGCCGGTAGCACGCCTCCCGGTCACGGCAGCGCTCGATCGCCTCGAAGCTGCCATCCAGCCAGCGCACCACGACCGGCCTCACGTCGTAGTCGACCAGGCCGCAGAGGGCGCACTCGCGTCTCACCGTCGCCCCTTCGCGACCGCGGGCAAGATCGCCGAGATGTGCTCGGGTCCCGTCGTCCTCTTCCTGGTCGTTTCAGATCCGTTCGCGCCGCGGCGTACCGAACCCGTAGACGATACCGATTCCGATACCGATTCCGATAACGAACGTGAGAGTTCTACAGACTTGTCCGTACTTCTACGTACAGCCCTACCAGTAAGCAATATTGCGCATCGGGATTCGTGTTTCTTGCGGATAAAGAACGATTGCGTGCCCCCGGAGATGCGATAGGTGGGGATGGTGGGGATAACTGCGTGCAAACCGCAGTCCAGGAGCTGGACGCGACCCGCGGAAACGAGCTGTTCCAGCTCCAAAACGACGTGGCGGTTTCGTTTTCCGGCCGGTTCGAAGCGATAAAGGGCACTCGAGATCTCATTTGAGTGGAAATCGAGGTATCCCCCGTCGTCGGCCAGGTTCCACAGACCGATGTACGTGAGGCGTGCGCCGACCGATAGCCCGGCCATCGTCGCGTCTTCCCAGAACTCGGGACGGATGAGGCGCGATCTCACCAGTCCACCAGGTAGCCGTGCTCGGTGTTGCGGAACACGCCGGCCAGCAGTGAGCCGACCCTGCGGAAGGGCCGCTGGGACAGCTCGTACTCCATGCCCCCGCGGGCCCGCCACAGCTGGTGAGGCGTGGTCGCGTTGTGGGCCGCCACGCCGAAGGCGATCTCGTCGGCGATGCACACGACCTGGGTGCCACAGATGCAGGGCTTCACGACCGGTTTGCTCATCGCTTCCAGCTGCCCTCGGGGCCGACGTGGTTGCCGAGATGCCCCGCCTCGCGCTTGCAGCGGCCCAGCTCGAGGTGCGTCTCAGCGCAGTTGGCAACGGGACCGGAGGACTGGGGGGAAACCTCCGGCCCCGTTGTTTCATTGCCGTCGGGGTTGGTGCTCTCCACCTCGACGGCTTCGACATCGACCGCCTCGCGGGCCTCCTGCGCCCTGGCGGAGGCACGCTCGGCCAGCGACGGGACGGGCGCTGCGGATGTTGCCGGAATGTCAACGTCGAAGCGCTCGTCGACGGTGGGCGCGGAGATGTTGAAGGCGCGCCGCAGACCCATCGACTCGGCCGACTTGATGGCCATCTCCGGGCCGTAGGCGGTGTTCTTGCCCCTGATCGGGTAGCGCCCGCTGTAGACGAACGGGTGGCTCATGTCCTTGCGCCAGACCGTGGCGGTGCTCTTCCAGTAGTCGCCCTCGATGACCGGATCCGTAGTCGCCATGCCATCGAACTGCCCGCTGCGGTGGGCGATCCAGAGGAGCGCATCGCGGGTGATGAAGGGCTTGCCGTCGACCAGCACGAGGTGCTTGAGCATCAGGTCCAGGTCGTAGCGGTTCGCGATCGCGATGGCCAGCTCGCGCTGCTCGGGCGCTGCCCGGTCGAGGCCCACCGCCTTGAGCAGCGCCAGCTTGCGCCGCTGCTCCTTCTCGTCCTGCTCGGACCTCACGGCCACGGGATTGACCATCTCATGCCTCCTTCACGACGTAGAACGGGCGCCTGCCCGGACTGATCGCCGTATGCACCGAGACCAGCGCATCTCGCTGATCGTTCGGCAGTTGCCGCAGTAGTCCCCCCGCAAGTGACTTCCAGTCGGTCTTCTCGATGTCCTTGGTCGTCTTCCAGCGCACCGTGAAGCCGGGCCCCACCAGCCGCGCGTGCTCGCCCATGCGCGCCTGCACAGCCGACTGGATGCGCTCCTCGGCCTTCTCGATGTCCTCCTTCGCGGCGTGCAGCCGCAGCAGCTCCAGCACGGCCTCCGCGAGCTCGTCGTCGGCCACCATCTCGGTGCCGTCGTCCTGCGGGTAGTCGCGCCGGATGCGCGCGGCGTCGCGGCTGAAGGGCCCGCCCGCGGCCAGCCGGTAGCGGAAGTTGTTGGCCACGGCGACGAGGTCCGCGAACAAGCGCTCGTCAAAGCGCACCTCGTCCCCTACGGAGACGCTGTCGGAGCCATGCAGCACGGCCACGTCGGCCACCGGAAAGCCCGAGACGCCCAGCGCCCATTGCACCTGCGCCTCGACGTCCTGGGGCAGCCCGTCGATGAACCTGGTGCGGCTGTTGGTGTACTTGGCCTCGACCAGCCGGCGCTCGCCCACCACGCGGAAGTCCGGTGAGGCGGCCGCCCACTCGATGTCGGGATGAACCCACATCCGGCGCACCGGTCGAATGCGACGGCCGCTGAGCCGACTGTAGTACTCGCCGATGAGGCCCTGGAGCGCCGTGCCCATCTCCATGGGCAGTGTCCAGCCCTGCGGCTCGGCGTTGCCCAGCTTCTCGTCGGCCAGATCCGCCTCGCACTTCCAGGGCGACAGGCCGAGCAGCACCGGGATGTCGGTCGAGGTCACCAGCGAGCGACGGGCCTCGAGCCATTCCGGCGTCCCCTGGCGAAGGCGGGGCATCACCGCCGGTCCCACCACGCTTCGACGACCATCGTGACCAGCACCATGACCTCGAGCGCGCAGAGCAGGATCGCGATCGCGATCACGGCGCGCCCTCGATCACGATCGGCCGGCGCCCGTCGCGTGTGATGCCGTACTTCGTCCGCCACATCTGGATAAGGGCGCGGTCGACGCCGAGGGCATCGGCGATCTCGCGATCGCTGTGGCGCTTGTCGACGTAGAGCTCCCGGAGGAGGCCTTCCATCTCGCGGCCGGTGCTTCGCTCCAACAATCTCTCGGCGAGCGTCTTGCGCATATCCCGTATTAGGGCATACTCGCCGTGTTATTGCAATAGCGACGTTTGGACAGTTATCCCCCGGATTGCCGCGCGGCCACCATGTCGCCGCGACAGTCCCGGTTCAGCTTGCCTTCGGCCTCCGTAGCCTCCAGCTCGTGACGAGCGAAGCGGAGATGCAGCAGCGTCTCGCATACGCGATTCGCGCGGCCATGGCAGTGAAGGACTGGAAGCCGCCGGATCTCGCCCGCGCCATGAAGCGGGACCCGAGCACCACGGCCAGGTGGGCGGATGGGACGTCGGTGCCCAGCCTGCTCGTGCTCAAGCAGCTCGCGGAGGTGCTCGGAGTGCGGCCGGAGTTCCTCTACGACCCGCCGCCCATCCCGGACTACCCGCTCAGTGAGTACCTGGTGCGTGAGGCGACGGCGACCGGGGTGGAGGAGGGGATTGCGGCAGCAGCTCGTCCGCGCCGGCGTCGCGCAGCCGCCCCAGGGTCCGAGCCGTGAGACGGGCAACCGCACGACGGTGCTCGGCAAGGATCTGCTCGACGGGGGTGGCCATCGGTTCCGAGTCTATCGAACGCCCGTGCGGTTTGGAAGCATGCAGATGCTGAGACGCTACGGCTGGCTCGGGCCGGCCCTGATCGTCCTGGTCTTCGCCCTCTCGTTCCTCGTCTGGGTGCAGCTGCAACCCAAGGCCACCCCGTGCTCGGCTGACCCGGCGCTCGCATCGGCGGTCCGGCAGCAGTGCGCGGTCTTCGAATCGATGGCCGCCGACCGCACCCCCTAGACGCCGACGCGGTACATCTGGAAGTAGGGCACCTCGACGAACGTGGTGCCGTCGACCGTGCGCGAGGTGCCCGAATCCTGGTAGGCATCGACCTGCACGTAGTCGCCGGCCGCCAGCGAGACGAGCCTGCCGATGTAGATGCCCGTCCCGGTCGTTCCGCCGGTCACCGCGCTCACCCGGGTGACGGCGATGTTGGTGGTCCCGTTCAGGAGGATGCGCAGCGCGCGCCGCCCCGTCGTGTTGGTGTCCCAGACGATGTTCGCCGCGACCTGGTAGTAGCCCGCGAGGCCGGATGGGACGATCAGCCGCTCGGGGTTGGTGGCGTTGTTGTGCATGCCGGCCCCGGCACCGTTCGCGGAGTCGAAGTCCTCGCTGGTGAAGAGGATCGGGGTCCACGTCGAATCGGTGATGGTCTGGTCGGTGGCTCGCAGCGTGCTCACGCCCGCGATGGCGCCCTGGACGCTCCGCGCGAGCGTCGCGGAGGTCATGCCGTAGAGCGCGAGCAAGTCCTTGATCCACTGCTCGTTGTCGCGGATCTGCTCGTTCAGCTCGGCCGCCGTGAGCGCCGAACCGGCGACCCACGTCTTGGGCGTTGTCCAGGGCATCTCGGCTCCTTCAGTACGCCAGCAGGGCGGATGTGTTGAGCATCGCGCCGCTGTCGAGCTCGATCCAGGGTGCGCCGGCGGGCGTGGCCTCGAGGTTGTAGTTGAGGGCCCAGGAGCGGGCGCCGCTGTTCATCTCGCCCTGCAGCCCGGTGATGATGGCCGGCTGTGAGCTGATGCCCCAGCGCGCGGCGACGAGCGTGACGTGGTCGCCGATCCTGCGCTGGAGGCTGGACGGGAAGCGCTGCTCGACGCGCACGGTGGGCTGCGGCAGGCTGCCGGCGTAGCGCCAGTTGCGATGGTTGCCGATGCCCTCGGCCATGCCCGGCGAGCCGATATAGGGCGTCTGGATCGAGGGGCCAGAACGGTCGCCGGCGTCCACGATGCCGGCGTAGTCGAGCTGCTCGGCGGTCATCTCGTCGCCCGGCAGCCAGGGTGTCGCGGCGAGGGCGAAGAAGGTGACCGTCAGCCCGGCGGTCGCGAACAGCTCCAGTACGAGGTGGCGCGGATAGGATTCGATCTCGGTGATGATCATCAGCGCCTGTGCGGCCGCGTTGACCGACAGCGAGGTACCCGACATGGGCACGCTGAAGTCGAACACGAACTGGGGCGATTCGCCCGCGGCCATCGAGAAGGGCACGAACGCGCCCGGGTAGATGCGCACCTTGCGCACCTTCTTGCGGCCCTTCTTGGTCCAGCGCGTGATGCGCTCGATGGTCATCTCGGGGATGTTGTCGTCGGTGCCGAAGGCGGGGTTGAGGTAGTGCAGGTAGGGGTCCTCGAGGTCGTGCGGCCAGACGGACGGGTCGACCGCGCTGACCACGTAGCCGAAGCCCGTGCCGTCGTCATCGGGTGCGCTGTCGCGCTCGTATGACTGCCACGGCACGTACTGGTGGTTCTCCAGCGCCTCGTCGCTGGCGAGCACGCCACTGAGGTCGGCGAAGTCGTCGTTGAATGTCTCGGCCGAGATGGTCGCGTCGGTGAGCGTGGCGCGCTCGATCGTGCTGTACTGCCAGAGCACCTCGGCCTGGGCATGCGGCTGCACCCAGTGGAGTGTGCCGGTGGCCTCGTTGTAGGCCTCCAGCACCGAGAGCGCCGACTGCGATTCGTTGCCGCCGAAGAAGTAGCTCGACTCGAGGCCCAGCGTGGTGAGGTTGAGCCGCGAGCCGGGCACCGACTGCTGCAGGGCGATCCGGCGCATGTCGCGGTAGCTCTCGTTCTCGAGGAAGCCGATCGAGAAGTCGAGCTGCCCGATGTCGAAGAGCGGGTCCTGGCCGCTGAGCTCGGTGACGAGCGCGTCGCCGTCGGGCACGATCCGCCGGACGGTGCCGTAGAAGAGCGGGTAGATGACATTGGCGTAGGTCGCCCGCGCCCAGATCCGGCGGCCGGCCTTGAGCAGTCCCGCCAGCGGGGAGGCGGCGTTCTGGGGGAAGAAGCGGCGGCCCGAATCGTTGAGCGTGACCTGGAAGGTGCCCGGTGGCATGCGCGGCGACTGGCCCTGCTGCCCCTGCGTCCAGGTCATCGTGGCGAGGTACGGCGAATCGACCACGTCGAGGGTATCGAACACCTCGACCAGGCCGAAGCGCATGGTCACCACCGCAGCCGAGGCGTTGGAGATCGCGGCGCAGGCATCGCGCCGGTTGGCCGAGGGCGACCAGTCGAGCTCGAAGATCTGCCACGCGGTGGTGAGCGCGAAGGTTGCATCGGCGCGATCGGCGGGCGTGCCCAGCGAGCCGAAGCGGAGGCGCATGTTGGCGACGCCCGAGACGGTGCACGCCGCCACCCGGAGGCGGTAGGTGCGGAACTGTGAGAAGAGGCTGTTGCCCAGCGAGTAGCCCGCGCCGCTGCCGCTGACCGCCGTGGTGACGAGGGTGGCGCTGTGCGGGTCCGAGGCGTCCATGCTGACCGCGACCCGCGTGAGGCTGGTGGGGGCAGCGGCGATGGCGGCGCCGCCGATGTCCCAGCCGGTCGTGTCGGCGCGGAAGTTGCCGTTCTCCAGCTGCGAGAAGGAATCGAGGGTGTAGACGCGCACGTTGTCGATGCGCACCGTCAGCGCAGCCGCGTAGCCGTTGGTGATCGCCAGCTGGACGTCGGTGCGGTTCGCGGTCGGCTGCCAGACCACGCGGTAGGGCGTCCACTTGTCACGCAGCACGATGTCCTGCTCGGCCTGGTCAGCAGAGCCTGCCGAGCCGAGGATCAGCCGCGCACGCGCGGCCCCGCTGACCTGCTTGAGGTACACGAGCGCCACGTAGGCCGTGCCGTAGGTGGCGTGGGCAAAATAGATGTCGGGCGAGAGGTCGACGTGGACGCCCGACATGTCGGTGGCCGTGGTCACCAGCTCGCCGCAGGCCGTGCCGGTCTGGAAGTCGGTGGTGATGCGCGTGATGGAGCTGCCCGCGGCATTGATGCCCGCCCCGATCTGCCAGCTGCCGGTCGTGGCCTCGAAGCCCGGGTTGTTGATGCGGTTGTACTGCTCGGGCTGCCACAGCACCCGAACGTGCGGCAGCGGCGTGTCGTCGTAGACGGTCACGCGCCGATCCGGGTCATCTCGCGCCGCAGGTGGGGCGCCAGCGCCTGGGCGATGCGCTCGCCCTCCATGGGGCTGGGCGGGTAGGCGCTGTGGAAGTGGACGTGAATGCCGCCGCCGCTCGGCACGTTGGGCAGGATGGTGCCGTTCTGCGAAGGCACGAAGACCTCGGCATGCTGCTCGCCCACGAGGTAGGGCACGCCCGCCATGACGGGTCCACCGGCGGCACGCCCGCCACCCAGCAGCGGGTGGCGGGTCTGGTTGTAGATGTCCACGTTGACGCGGACCGTCCTGCCCGTGATGGAGTCGATGAGCGCCTGCTCGGCCTTGACCGTCGCGTCGATCTCGGCCACCAGCTTGGTGTCGCCCTGCTTCTGCGCGGTGAGCTTCTCCCGTTCGGCCTTGCGGATCTGGCCCTTCAGCCACTTCACGTATTGGTCGTCGGCGAAGGGGTGCTTCAGCGCCCAGGCGATATCGGCCATCGCTGCGCGCACCTCTCCCTTGCCCGATTCGATGACGTTCTTGATGCTCGTGGGGAAGGTGGCCGCCGCCTTGACTGCCTTATTGAGCCCGGCCGCGAACTCGTTGCCGACGTGTCGCTGCGCATCAGCGAAATCGGAACTCATGAGCTTGACCGCAGCACCCGCGGCGCCCGCCGACGCGGGCATCTGGTCCTGGGTGTCGATGAGCTTCTGGAGCGATGCCCGGATCTCGTCCTGCGTCTGTCCTGCGTCGATGCCGGCCTGCACGTAGTTGTCGAGCGCCTGGCCGGTGACCCCGAGCTTGTCGCCCAGGTCCTGCATCTGGTCGGCCCACAGCTTGGCGTCGGCGCGCTGGTCCCACAATCCGGCGAGGCCGGTCAGGTGCTCCTCGATGGCCAGCAGGCCGATGACGGACTTGTCGCCGCTCTGCGCGATGGCATCGCCGACCTGCTGCGCGCCGGCGGCGGTCGCAGGTGCCTGGCCGGCCATCTGCTTCCAGGTGTCCAGCTGCGCCTGCACGGCATCGCTGACCGGCGGCACCACGCCCATCATCTTGGTGAACCAGGTCGCCAGGTCCGCCAGCGGGCCGGCCAGCGCGCCGCCGATGTTCTCCTCGAGGTTGCCGAAGGCGACGTTGAACTTGGAGACTGCACCCGGCAGCGTGTCGCCGAAGGCCTTGGCGGACCCGCCGAACTCCTTGTTGAGCTCGGCGAGGATGACCTTCTGGGCGCCGGCGACGTCGCCCATGCGCGTGAAGGCGGCGATCTCTGCCTTCTGCTGCGCCGTGAAGGTGACGCCGACACGGGTCAGGGCAGTCAGTCCCTTGAGCGGATCGTTGAGCGCCTTGCCCAGCAGGATCGCCTGCCCGGCGGCATCCCCACCCATCGCCTGGGCCATGTCCGCCATGACCCTGGTGGTCTGGGTGAAGACGTCGTTGCCCGCGCCGGCAGCGTCCTTGATGTTGGTGAACGTCAGGAGGAGGTTCTCGCCCTTCTGGATCGCCTCGTCGTCCTGCCCGGAATAGGACGAGACGGCGTTGGCCAGGTTGCCGATCTGGTCGGCCGTGACTCCAGCCGCATCGCCCGTGGACTTGAGCACCGCGACGGTCTGCGCCTGGATGACCTGCGACTCGCCGAATGCCTTGATGCTGTCGGCCACCACGTTGCCCAGCACGTCGATGCCCTTCGAGACAAGCGCGATCGGGTTGAGCATCTGGCCGAAGGACTGGCCCACGCCCTGGAGGACGGAGCCCATCAGGCCGCCCTTCTTGGCCATCGTGTCGAGGCCGGCGACGAACTTGGAGATGTTGCCCGAGGCGAGGTCCTGGGCGACGATCTTGAGGGTGATCGTCTCGTCAGCCATGGGGCACCCCGAGCCTGCGCAAGACGATCTCTCGGGTGGCCCACAGCGAGACCACGGCCTCGGTCGGCTGCTCGCCGGTCACGACCCAGGGCGGCACGCCCCAGCCGGATGCCACGTCGCGGACGGTGACCATCAGCGGCCAGCTCACGCGGACGGGCTTGCCGTCGGTTCCGCCGAGCTGGATTCGGGCGACGGCGTCGGCGAGGTCGCCCCGGATGCCAAAGGGACGGCCGCCTCTTCCGTGCCCTTCACCCAGTCGCTGAAGACCTGCATCAGGTCGGCATCGCTCATCTCCAGCAGCGCGCCCTTCCAGCTCTTGGAATCCAGCGCCGCGGCCACGATGCCGCCCAGCGATTGCAGATACTCGAGGATGTTGCCCTCGGACTTGAACTGCTCGTTGAGGTCCACCAGCGCCAGCCGGTCGCTGATGTACATCGGGCGCAGGTCCATCCAGCGGCCGTCCGCGAGCGTGATCCGGATCATCTCCACCTCCGCACAGGTCGAGGCGCCCCGAGCGTGCGGGCCCGGAGCGCCTCATGTCGTCCACCGCCCTTACGTGATCGAGGGCGAGGTGTTGATGACCACCCACTGGTGGTCGCTGGTGAGCACCGTGTCGTACAGCGGCCGGAGCTTGATGTTGGCGTAGATCAGGCCGCTGCCCGAGCCCGCCGCCCCGGTCGCGTAGGTGTGGTCGTCGATCACGCCGTAGTAGTCGAGCTTGACCGTGTTCTTGGCGGTCGCCGCGCCGACCACGGCGCCCTCGACGAGCAGGCGCACCTTGCGCACCGTCTTGGCGATGTAGGCGTCGAGCTCGGCCTTGGAGTTGAAGTAGCGCTGGTAGGTGAGGCTGGTGATGCGCTTGGCGCCGCGGACGATCTCGATCGCATGGCCGGTGTTGTCGGCGCCGTCGCGGTAGACGTAGCCGTTCTCCAGCTCGTAGGTGGCCTCGGTGATGCGCGTGTCGGGCGTGCTGCCGATGGTCGCGGTGTCCACGTAGGCCTGCCAGTTGGGGCCGACGGCCGAGGTGATGCTGCGGTCCGACAGCGCGCCCGTGAAGGCCGTCAGCTGGGTCACGCCCGCAGCCGACATCAGCTCGGCGGTGTAGCTGAGGCCGGTCTCGTCGTCGGCCACGTTCTTGGTCCAGTGGACGGTCAGGTGGTTGACGATGCAGCCCGCCAGCGAGCCGCCCCAGGTCGAGATGAAGTCGCCGTAGCTGAACTGGATGAGCGCCGACTTGATGTCGTCGCTGGTCTCGGTGGGCAGGAATGTCCAGGTGTAGGCGCTGGTGTCGGTGATCACGCCCGAGGGCACGGCCTTGACGGCCGTGTTGAGCTGCCAGATGAAGTCGTCGAAGGTGACGTCGCCGGCCATGCTGAAGCCGGAGCGCTCGAGGCCCGCGTAGTGGCGGCGGTAGGGCGCGTACTTGGCCCATGCCTCGGTGGGGCTGATGGTGCCGACGGCCTGGTTGAGCGTCATGCCGCCGGGGCGGAAGTAGAGCAGTCGGGTGGGCGTGCCACCCACTCCCCGGGTGGCCTCCAGGGCGGCCCGCGCGCTGGCGAGTACCTCGACGGTCACGGTGTGCCCTCCTCAGGCTGCTCGGGCTTGGCCTTGACGCCCTTGGGCGGCTCGGTGGTGAACGCGGGCGGCTCGTAGGCGAGCAGCGCCTTGGCTTCTGCTGCCGTCACGTCGATCTCGTCGGCGGGGTACGGGTAGACACTCGCGCCCTCGACGGGATACAGGTGGACGGTTGCCTTGTCGGACATGTGGACCTCCTAGACCGTGTAGTCGTGGCTGTAGTGGCGAAGCAGGCCCGCCGTGTTGACCGTCAGCACGAGGTAGGTCACCCCGTTCATCTCGAGGTTCTCGGGGCCCGAGTGGCCGCGCATCAGGAACCAGTCGCAGTTGCCGCCGGCGCTGACGTCGGTGCGGAACAGCACCCGGCAGCGGTCGATCAGCGGGATCGCCTTGCGCAGCGCCGTGGCGGCGTTCTCCTTGACGATCCAGAACAGCAGGTCCACCTGGACGGGCCACGTCTCGGAGTTGCCCGCGTCGAGGTTGCTGGAGTTCGACCACACGAGGCAGGTGATGTCCGAATCGAACGATTCGGGGATCGGCTTGACCTGGTCGGGGCTGGCCGATGCCGTGGCGCCGTAGACGGCGGTGACGCCGGTGATGCCCGAGCTCACGCGGTTGCCCACGTAGTCGAGCAGGTCGGCCAGCGTGCCGGTGCTCACACGAATGCCGCCTTGCGGATGATCTCGACGATCTCGGGCTGGCGCTGGCGCTTCACGACGTCCATGAAGTCGTTGCCGCGCGTCGAGCGCCCCAGGTAGCGGCCACCGGGAGTGACGATGCGGTGTCCGCGGATGACCATCAGCTTGTACCAGACCGACGGGCCCACCGACGCGCCGGCCACCTCGAGCGGCCCGACCGGTTTGATGGTCCGCGACTTCACCGAACGGCGGAACGCGCCCGTCCTGGCCGGCGCACCTGCCCTGACCGGCGTGCGCATCAGGTCGGCCGCCTTGCGGGTGGCGATGCCCAGGCGGACCTGCAACGGCTTGCCGCGGTTGTTGTCGAAGCGCTTGCGCACGGCTGCGATCTGGCGGGGGCTGATCTCGGCGCTGAGCGTGCGCGCCACGCTAGCGCACCCAGCCGACGGCGTTGCGGGTGTACGGGCTGCCGGCCGACTTGAGCGACCGCAGGGTGTGCGGCTCGCCCTGCACGAAGAGCGGCGTGCCGTACTGGTTGACGCCCGCCGGCACGCCGCCCTGGGCCCCCTGGCGATACCACTCGTGGACCATGTCGATGGCCGCCCGGCGAACCATGTGGGGCACCGTCGCGAAGCCCAGCACGCCGGTCAGGCGCACGATCGCGTTGCCCACCGGGAAGAACAGCGGCGCGCCTGAGCGCGCCAGCTCGATGTCGCCGTAGGGCCAGTTGGCCTCGGGCCCGTCGTTGCCGATGAGGAAGTAGCCGGTGGTCGGGATGGTGGTGTAGGGCTGGCCCTCGCTGCTGGCGTACTCGAGCGTGGTGATCGAGACGATGTCCACGCCCGGCGTGCCCATCGCGATCGAAAGGCGGTTGTGGGGCCGGATGATGCGGAACAGGAAGGTGCCCGTGCTGATCGCCGGGTTGCGCGCGAAGCTGCGGTCGCACTCGCCGTCGATGTACGCCGTGGCGTCATCGAGCAGGTCGGTGAGGTGGGCGTCGCGGGACGAATCGGTGCCGAAGTTCATCGACGCCTTGACGTCGGCCAGCGTCGCGTAGGCGGTCATCTAGGAGCGCACCTCGCCGGGCGCCCTGGTCGCCTGCTCGACCTTCGACCTCTGGATCACGGCCGGCGCGAACTTGTCGGGCCAGTTCCTGACCCACGGGTGGTTGGGCGCGAAGAGCTCGCCGGCGCGCACGAAGACCTCCTCGTCGCCCAGGCGGCCCACGAATGATTCGCGGGCGACCAGGATCTCAGGCGTCGGCTGCGTCGGCATCGACCGTCTCGGCCTCGGGTGCGCGGTAGACGTCGGGGTTGAGCTCGTGCTCGGGATCGACCAGCTCGGGTGCCGCCTCGGCCTCGGGCTCGGCGTCCTCGGCCAGTGCGGCCTTGATCTCCTCGGCCGCCTCGGCCTTGGTCTTGTCAGCCATGCGTGGATACCTCCGGGGGTGGTGCGGCGGGCAGAGGCAAGGGGTGACGCTGCCCGCCGCAGTGGATTAGGCGACCTTGACCTGGCGGCCGGCGTCGGCGTTGACCGACTTGGCCGTGTTGCGCCAGTAGGTGAGCACGCCCCGCTGGAGCGTGGGGAAGCTGGTGGTGGCGTCGAACATCTGGGGGATGACCTCGACGTTCATGCCGATGCGGTCGACGATGATGTACGAGCTGGGATCGACGAGCACTGCGTTGATCGAGCCCGTAGTGGTCAGCGTCGAGGTGGCGCTGGGCGTCTCCCAGACGGGGTAGCCGAGCAGGTACAGCCCGGTGTTGCTGCTGCCGTTGGGCGGCGTCATCGGGTTGAGCTGGCCGTTGATGGCGCCCGGGAACTGGATGCCGGCACCCGACCAGTAGCGGTACGTGGTGTCGGCCAGTTGCAGCGTGCGGATCGTGGGCCGTGACATGAACCAGGCCGCGCGGGCCCGGAAGCGCAGCGGCAGCGCGGCCTCGGCGGCCGTGAAGTCGGCCAGCACCGTGGTCGACGCAGTGGCCGTGTTGACGGCGGTGTAGGCGGTGTTGAGGAACATGCCCTGGGGGAACACCGTGGCGCCCGTGCCCAGCGTGAACTGGTTCTCCTCGTAGGTGTCCTTCGATTCGGCGAAGACCTTGGTCAGCTCCTCGCCGATGTCGGGGCGGTCCTGCATGGTCTCGATCGAGAGCGTCGCGAAGCCCTTGCAGGTCTGCACGGTGTAGGTCGGCTGGCCGAAGGTGGGGCCGCCCTCAGTGGCCGGTGAGGCCTCGAGGCCGTAGGAGACGGTGATCGCGCCCACGGTCACGGTGCGCCAGTTGTTGCCGTTGGTGATGGTCTCCTGGCGGCACGTCGCGCGGTAGGGGTTCTGGGCCGTCCAGGCGCCGATGTGGATCATGGTCGGGTCGAACACGTACGGCACCGCGAAGCCGCCGGTGGTGGTGGTGCCGGTGACGGCCAGGGCCGCGGCGCGCTTCTCCTCGGGCGTGGCCATGGATTCCTTGCCCGCGAGGTACTTGTTGAAATACCGGCGGTAGGGGGCTCCGCCCGTGGTGACCACGCGGAGCGCCGTGTCGCCGGCGCCCTCGGCGCCCTCGTCGCGGTACTCGATGATGTGGGTGAGCGCGTCGAGGTCGGCGCCCTTGGGCATCTTCGCGCTGTCGATCGAGCGCCGCGCGTAGTCGCGCAGCTTCTGGGCGTACTCGTCGCGCGAGCGCGTCGAGTGGCGCAGCTGCTCGACGTCGTAGATGTCCTCGCGCGGCTCGAGGATCACGTTGGGCGGTGTCACGGTGACGCAGTTCTGGGGCCGCTGCGAGAGGCTCGTGACGTACGCCTTGCGCTCCTCATAGGCGGCCTGGTCGGCTTCGAGCCTGGCCAGCTCGGCCTTGTCGGTGTCCCAACGCGCCTGCACTGCCGCGGGCAGCGTGCCGGTGTACTCGGTGCTCAGCCGGTCGAGCCCTGAATGAAGCTCGCCGATGCGCGACACGCGCTCCTCGGGGGTGGGATCTTCTGCCATTGCTCGGTTCTCCTTGGGTGTCGGGGTGACGGCTGGAGTGTCCGAACGCGTCGGCTGCGGGGCAGTGGCGGGCGGCGGCTCCGGGCTGGCGGCTCCTCGCGGAGTGCGAGCGACCTGGGCTGAGCGCAGGAGCGTCTCGAACGATTCGGGATCGCGGCTGCGGCGGTAGAAGGCGTCGGTGGTGGAGCGCACGCCGGCGGTGGCCGCCGGGTTGGCAGGAAACGTGACCGGCCCGAACTCGTAGACCTGGGCCTCGGTGATGCGGCGCTCGGGGATGCCCTCGGGATTGGCCTCGGAGCGCGCCGGCCTGTGGTTCCATTCGTCGGACTGGACGCTGAAGCGGAACGAGGAACCGTAGGCGCCCGCACGCAGGCCGTTCATCAGCAGGTCGGGGATGCCGTCGAAGAGGCCGACCTCGTAGGCCGCGCCCTGCTCATCCTCCGAGAGTGATGCGATGCGGCCCAGGATCATGTTGCCCACCTGGGGATCCTGGCCGTGGTCGAAGAGCACGCGCATGGGCGCCTTGCCGGCCATGCTCTTGCGGATCGTCTGGGTGAACGCACCCGGAGCGACCGTCTCGAGAAAGCGGCCCTCCATCGCCGAATCGACCTCGTAGGGCTGGCCGAAGGTCGAGAAGTGGCCGTACATCGTGCGGCCGTCGCCGAGCTCGGGCGCATCGCCGATGGCGCGGGTGACGGGGAACGGCAGGCGCGCCGGTTCGAGCTGGCTGAGATCGTCAAGGTTCACGGCTTGCCTCCGACTGGCATGGGTGTCTTGCCGTTCGTGGCCGGCGGGGGAGTTGCTTCGAGTGGTGCCGTGCCCTCGGCCACGGGCTGCTCACCGGGCACTTCGCCGGCGGGCATCTTGGACGAGCCGGGTGCCTGGAGCTGGACGCTGAAGAGGCCGCTGTGCTGGCCCACCAGCAGGCCCATGTCCTCGGCCTCGACGGCCTTGATGACGCTGTCGGCCTCGAAGCCCGAATCGACCAGCTGGCGGATGCTCTGCGCCTTCACGAACTCGATGTCCGCGGCATCCTTGCGGTCCTCGCGCAGGAAGCTGATGTCGCGGTCGTCGTACCACAGGCGCGAGCCGCCGGGCGGCCGCACGACCGTCTCCAGCGAGCCGGCCATGTTGCGCCACAGCGGCCGGATGGTGCGGTCGGCCACGAGGCGCCGGGCACTGCTGAAGTTGCCGGCGTTGAGGCTCGAGCCCTGGAGGCCCTCCGACAGGCCCACGATCACGGGATGGACGCCGGCCACGGCCGCGATGCGCGTCTCGCCGGCGCCCTGGGTGACCTTGAAGTCGAGCTGCTGGAAGTCCGAGCCGATGGGCACGGGCTTGGCGCCGGCGCCGAGGTAGAGCGTCTTGTAGGCGTTGGCGGCGCCCTTGTGGCCCGCCTCGAAGGCGGCGATCCACTGCTCGAAGGCCTGCAGGCCGATGCCCGGGTCGAGGCTGATGGCCATGTTCACGGTGGCGCCGTTCTCGAAGTAGGCCAGCTTGTGCGCCGTGGCCGCGCTGTCGGCCATCACCTC